AGGTTGACGGTTATTGGAACTATGATAAGTCAGAGTTTGAAAAACCATCTGCAATTCTAGATGACGATAGTACGATTGAAAGAATTTGGAAAGAACAGTATCCACTGGCAGATTTCACTGCATCAAGTAATTTCAAATCGTATGAAGAACTTAAGACTAGGTTAGATACAGTCCTATCTGGTAAACAAGTGGTAAGTAATCAAACAGTTGTTGATGATGCCGTTGTTGCACCAAAGGTAGATACCAAACCTGTTGAGAATGTAGTTAAAGATGAAGAAGACACTATGGACTACTTCAATAAACTTGCGAATGGTTAATTAGTAGTTAGAGAGATTCTGAAACTGCTTTTAACAAACCATTTCCAGAAGTGACAGCTCCATTACCAAGTTGGTAACTTGAGGTGTTACTTCTGGAACTTGCATCTATTATTTGATTATTATTAATAATATTACCCACACCACCAAAATCATCAACTGAACCACCTGTTGGAGTGACTGCACTTGCATCTTTAGTTACAGGTGCTAAATTTGGTGAACCACCTCCACTTCCACCACTACTTACTGCAGCTTGACCATAAGAACTCATATCTGACCTTGCATCTGGTGTGGTTGCATTATCTACTGAACCTTTACTGAATCTTCTATGTAATGAACCAATTGTACCAGTTAGAGGAAGTCCAAGAGCATATTCTGCAAGTGCAGTACCTAATATATCACCACTAAGTCCACCTAAAATAGTACCTGCTGCTAAACCAGCAACAGTTCCTATGCCTGGAAAGAGTGCAGTCCCAATAGCTGCACCAGCAGTTGCACCTAACCCAGCACCAGCAAGACCTGTGAATAAACCTGCTATTTGTGGTGCGAGTTCTGCTGGGGATTTACCACTTATTAATTCATTCACTAAAAATGCACCTGTAAGTATTTTTCCTACAGGCCCTAATTTACCAGCAATCTTTGCAATTTTACCATAATTAGGAAACTTTTTCATAGCTGCAGCTAACTTATCTGCACTTGCTTTTTTTCTCATATCTTTTGCATCAACTACTTGACCAGCTTTATTTACTGCAAGACCTTGTTTTTGTAATTGTTTTCTTTCATATCTTGTTAAATTTTTTCCCTTATCACCAAAAGGTTTACCAGATTTTGTTGTTGGTGTTGTTGTATCTTTAGGAACTTTAGTTGGGTCTATTTTGTTTGTCATACTATTAAATAGTGCTTTAACACCAGTTACAGCTGCAACAAATCCTGCTATACTTCTACCTATACCTAATAACTTTAATCCTACAAGTGCAGCTGCACCAATTGCTAATTTTTTTGCAAGTGATGTTTCAACATTTGGGTCGAAGACATCTTTTACTGCTTGACCAAAACCATCTAAAATACTTCCAAATGCTTTTGCAGTACCACCTTCCTCTGTAAATAACAAAAAGAAATCTTTTACTCCTATAAAAAAGTTTTTGATTGCTGGTATTCCTGTATCTTCCATGTATTTTACAAATTCTTTTGCTTCTTTACTGTTTAAAATTTTAGGTAACATTACAAGAAGACCAATCAATGCAGCTTTCTTTAGAAGACCAAAAACACCACCGATAGCACCACCTGCTTTAGCCATAAAACCATCTTTAATAGATTTACCTATGTTGTTTATACCTAATAATGTTTTTTGGGATAAAGATAAAGCTTTCCTGTCTTTTGAGGATTGTTCTTTAAGTATCTCAATTCTTTCACTTGGTGATTCTGCATTTTTAAGTCTTTCTCTTAATTCTGCTTTTTGTAGTTTGATTGATTCTTTTTGAAACTTTTTATTCTTCTCTGGGTCAAGTCCTTTGTCCTTTAAGTCATTACCTAATTCTTCAAGAAATGCAGATTGTCTATCTGTTCCCTCAAGATTTTTTACTCGAAGTGCAAACTCTGATTTCCTTAATTTTATATTCTCATCTCTTACTTGTGCGTTTTTCTCTGGGTCTTCACCTTTTGCAGATATACTTTCTTTAAATTTTTCAAATGCAGCTTTTTGGTCATCTAATAATTTTCTATCCTTACTTCTTATATCTTTTATTGTTTCTGCATCTTTTTTTCTGTCTGCGATTTCTTCTTTTCTGTTTTTTTCTTGTTCATTTTTTATTCTTCTATCTTCTATAAAACTTTTAATCTGTTCTTTAACAACTTTTTTATCCTCTTCACTAGCTTTTTTTAAGTCTTGTCTTAGATTTTTTAAAGTATTTGAGTCTTTTTTTGTTGTATCTTCAAATGCTTTAGCAGACTTTCTATTAGCAATTTCTTGTTTTTCAAGTGCTTTTTGGTCTGCTTTTTTCTTATCAGCATTTGCTTTCTTAATTTCTGCTAAAAATAAACTAAAATCATCAGCCATTATTTCTTCTTCTTTTCAACATATGCATTCGCACCAAAGAATGCAGCTACTAATGCTGAGATTGCAACAAAGTATGTGGGTGCAATATCTGCTAGTAATCGTCCTGTTGTGTCATAACCTATGAGGTCTGCAATCACGATACCGATTGGATATACTAACATACCAATCAGTGCAAACCATGCCATTTTTCTCATTGCATCTCTTCTTGCATCTGCGTCCTCTAGTTCTTTTCTTTTAAATTCCAAGTCCATCTCTAATTCTGCTGTTGAGATGTGTCCATCACCATTTAAATCTTTCTTCGCAATCTCATTATCAACAGTTTTAGTAATCTTGTCAACCATGTGACTATCCTCTCTGTTTTTGTCTTTCCTTCTCTATTTTTTTATTCTCTTCCTCAATGTGTTGAGATAAAAGATTAATGTAAATCTCTCTCTCCCACGGCATCATATCTTCTAGTTCTGTCAAACTATATTTATGGTGTTGCATCATTGCAAAATTAGTCTTATAATAATTAAAAAGACTCTCGTGTGAGAGTCCTATCCTAAAAAATTTTGGAGGCCCTCCAAAGATACCTCACTTTTTACATTTGTCTTTGGATTAGTGATTTGCACAACATGACGCAGTTTAGGACTTGTATCGAAAAAATAAATAACATTATCTAACATTTCATTATTCATTGAGTCAATAAAATCATCTAATTCTTTCTTAGTCATGTCAACTCTTTGGTATGTCTTTTCACCCCATTCTACTCTTTCAATACAAGTATTCATTATATCAAAAACTTTATCTGTCATATTACCCTCAAGAATACTATCTTTCATATCTGCAAGAACTGGATATCGCATATACAATTTAATATCATTATTTAATTGTATTACATTTGTGTGGTCAGCTGTCATATGAACATTAATATCCTCTATGTTCATCTTTACTTTAACCTGTGTTTTTTCATCATCTGGACAAGTTACCATTAAAGTTGCAGTTTCACCAACTGACTTACCTCTTATTCTTAAGAACAAAAATTCTATGTCAAATAATGGTGATGATTTTGGGTCTATTTTACCAAATGTACAAGAGTTAACAATATCTCCTATTGCATCTGCAATAACTTTATCGTCACCAGACTCTTGTGCAATTAATAATTTCTTTTGCTCTCTAACAATAAATGGTCTGAATTTTATTTTTTCACCAGTAGATGGTAAAACCAACTCATAGGTTGGAGTTTGTAACTGTGGTAAAGCCATGATAAATTATCCTTTATAATCTAGACAACACTCTTGGTATTGCAGCTCTTATTTGCCTCTCTGCACTATTTACCACAACCTCTTCAATTCTATCAAGTAAAGGTTTAGGTAAGTCTGCCTCATCTGTTAAGTTCTTCCAATATCTGTAACTAAAAGTCACACTTATTTTTTGTACATCTGTTGCTTGTTGTGCAGACAATGATTGTTCTGCAACTGTAGTTGGAAAACACTCTAATAATTGCACTCCATATCTTCTTTTATCTTTTTGGTCTAATTGATGTATCTCTAACGCACCAGTATAATCATCATAGTAACCCATAGCCCAAGTCTGTGGGTTATATGAGAGTCGTTGCCAAGTTTCAAAGAACGTCTTCTCTCTCATATCAGAAGAACATCTAAATACAGCAGTGATATCTGCGTAAGAATATCCTTGTGCGATTTTTCTTATAGGGCCATAGATATTAGTGTCTTCTGTTGTATCTATATTTCGGCCTGGAAATGAAATAGACTCACATTGTAATCCTGTTTTTCTGGTTGTACCTTCTCCAGTATTCTCTTGCATAACTTTTGCAAATATATTACTTAACGCACCTTGAGGTTTACCTCTAGTTCCCTGTGGTGGTAGTATTACAACTTCATACCTTGAGGGTAATGCGTAACCATCATCAGAACGAAACTCTGAAAGTATCTCATTTAGAACACCGTATGCACTTCCTTCTAAAACTTTTCCTAAATTAAATTTGGGCATTAAATCATTTTCCTTGAATCTTTCCAAACCTCTGACTCAGTGGCTTTGGAGAATCTTTGCACTGGTAATAATGTTGCAACTGTAAACTCATCTGCATCTACTCTACGAAATCTTGATTTAACTTTACCAGCAAGATATCTTTTTATTGTTGGTTTAATAAGTCGCACTCTTTTTAAATTTTGATACTTTACATTTAACCTTGTAGACTCATCAAACTTTGTGTTGTTACTAAAGTCTACTAATCTATCTAGTAGTTTTATTCTCAATGGTATTGGTAAATAGTGTAAATTAATTCCTAAGAACCCATCATTGTATTTCTCTAGTGGTAACACTAGTGGAAACCTATCGTAATATGGTAATTTCTTTTTTAACTTTGGGTCATAGAAAAACATATTCAATCGACCAAAGAAAGGTCTTGTTGCTTGTTTACCATCTCTAATTAAATCTAATGCACCAGGCTTACCAAATTCTTTGATTTTATCACGATACCAATCAGTTGATTTTGGTCTACCTTTAGCTGCATCTACTACACTCTGTATGTACTTACTTGGAACTGCCATCTAACTTCTCTCTATTTTTTAAATGTTCTTCTTCTATAGATTCCTTAGACTGTCCATGATACTCTACTGCGTAGTGGTTGTCAACCATAAATTCATTAAGTATTACCCACTTGTCTAGGTGTGGTTCATGTACTCTAAACTTACCAAGTATTCTTCCAAATTTACCTGACTTATCTTTCTCTGTGATAAGTGTTTGCATAGAACCAACGGGCATTAGAGTAAGAACTAAATCTTTGGCTATATTACCATATTTCTTTTCTACCAAATCTCTGGTTCTACT